ACCAAACTTACTACAAATTTCCATGAAGTTCAAATCTTTTCAAATAACCTTAATCCTCTTCGCACTAATGAGTACAGTACAACTTAAAGCCGTTGAAGTTTTCAGAACCGGTGATTATCCGCAAGGTAAATTCTCCAGTGTTGATCTGCAAAAAATCGTAGAACGCTACGATGTGAATTTTTTAAAAGCTCCAAATACATTAGACCATGCCCAATCGGGCCCTGCTTATGGCCATGTTACCTCTCTCTCAACCGATGGTGTATTACTGTTTGCTGATTTGGAAGTGACCCCTGATTTAGCGGATCAGATTAAGGCAAAAAAATACTTATCGAGATCGGTCGAGTTTTTCCGCGATCTAGAAGGTAAAGGTCCTTATCTGAAAGCCGTCTCCTGGTTAGGTGCAAAAGCGCCCCAAGTAAAAGGTTTGGCTGATGTTGACTTTACTCAGTTTAGTGAAGCAAAAACGGCTGTAATTGAATTTACAAAGCCGATACAATCTGAGGAAGTGGTCTCCTTTGAAGCCTTACAAGCTAAGATTGCCACTTTAGAACAAGAAAAAACGGCTTTAGCTGCTCAGTTTTCACAGACAGAATTAGAGCGAAATACTGCCAGGGAAGCCCTGCACAAGTTAGAAATGAATCAGAGTCGTTTGCGCTTTGAACAGTTTTTGAATGAGCAAATCGCCTTTGGAACCTTAGCTCCTACTAATAAAGCACTGGCTATGAACCTACTCGAAGCCTTAAACGCGGTTACGATGTTTGAGAATACCGATAAATCTGCGGTTGAATTATTTCAAGAGTTTATCGCTAATCAACCGAAAGTACAGTTTTCCCAGTCGGTTAAGGCTGATTCTATAGAAAAGCCATTAACCTTACAAGAAGCGGTTGCGCAGTCTCACCAGTCTGCAAAGCTCACCACTGTTTAACCAATACTGACCGAAAGTACACCTATCTATGTTACTATCTGAAATCTCTGCCGGAAACGGCCCCTTAGCGGTTGCCACAGTTGATCGTGTTATGCGTTCCCATCCGCTTATTCCTCGCTTGCAATTTTACCCGATGGTGGGTAATGCCGATTCGGTACGCAAAGCTTCAGCCGCAACCGGAGGTACGGTACGCGCCTTAGATGCGTCCTATTCCGATAATATTGTAACCCCTGCTTTTGCGACTCCAACGTTGAAAATTGTGGGTGATGAAATTAAAACTGATCAGGCGCATGAACGTCGTGGTCGTGATATTGTCTCTGTTCGTACCAACGACTTAGATACGTTTGCTATGCGTTTGGCCAAATCGTTGGCAAATTACGCCGTAAATGGCACCGGCGCCTCGGATCAACCAACAGGTTTAAAAACCTTAACTCCTGCAAGTCAGAAATTCTATGCCAATTCTTCTTCCGCTGCTTTGACGATTGAATCGGGTAATACCGATGCTAAAGTATCTGCATTTGCCACTTTATCGGAAAAATTGCAGTATGGAATTGAACTCGTTGATGGTGGCGCAGAAGTGATCATTATGTCTTCGGCAATGGTGAGTCGTGTGACTTCAATCTTGAAACAAAGTGTACAATGGGTTCAGAATGAATGGGGCATGTTAGTCCCTATGTTCAACGGAATTCCAATTGTTTCGGCAGGTTATACCAATGCCGGCGCTCAAATTATTGCTGGTAACGAAACTCACGGAACCATTACAGGAACCTGTTATTCGGTGTATTTCGCTCGTTTTGGTCAAGAACGCGATGTTACAATCGCTACCAATACTGGTTTGAATGTTACCGATAAAGGCTTGGTAGGCTCTCATTATGTATATAATGTTGAATTCGATATGGAGTTTGCTCTCCAGAACGATAAAGCTATTGCTAAACTCGAAGGCTTGAAACTCGCTTAAGAATCCCTAAACTCCAGAACTAAAACACGTAAATGTGAACGTGTAAAAGCGTTCACATTTTTTACAGCATTATGTCTTACATAACATTAGAACAGCTCGAAAAACAGTTTCAAACACATAGTATTTTGCTACTTAGTGATGATGAACTAACAGGTTCGATTATTACTGCAGTAGTTGATAAAGCTATTGCCGATGCCGTTGATCTCATTGATTCTTGGTTAGGTTTGCGTTACGAAACTCCACTAGATCCTGTTCCTCCGATTATTACAAAAATCGCAGGTAATATTGTTATGTACGAGTTGTACACCCGTCGCCCTGATTTAGATACACCGCAAGGTGTTAGTGAACGCTATAAGAATGCTCAAAAACTATTAGAGCAATTAGCGTACGGAAAAGTAATGTTGAATGCAACGGAATTGCTAAGCAAATCTGGTACTGGCGGAATTCTTTCGAACAAAACCGAAACGGATTCTTTGTTTAAAGGGAATTTAGGAGGCTATTAATATGCTTGTTATTCAATCCCGATTTTGTCGTGTTGATGATGGTGTTACGAGTTTGTTAAAAGTGCGTACACACGTTGAAGAACACGTATTTTTTACGCTAGAACGTACAAGTAATGGGCTTCCAATTAAATCAGGTCGTTATGAGTTGCGCATAAAAGAGGAACTAACTCCTTTGACTGAGCGCTACCGTAAAGCTTACCCCTGGTTTGATAAGCATATTGAAATTACAGGAGTTACTGGCCGTACAGATGTGTATTTCCATATTGGCAATAAACCAGAAGATTCAGACGCTTGCGTTTTGGTCGGTTCAACAGCTGATATATGGAGTGCTTTTGTTGGAAATAGCACTAAAGCGTTTAAGCATTTTTATTCCCTTATTTACCCTCAATTGAAATCGGGTAAACCCGTATTTCTTGAAATTTTTGATTAAAACCCATGAAAATTTTCAAATCAATCTTCTCCATTTTGGGCTTTATAGCAAAGCCCGGCGAAGCTGTTCTAGACAAGTTTAAACGCTTGAAAAATACAGGCGCAGCTTTGAGTATAACGGGCGGTTCATCTCTAGCCGTCTCTTTAACGAATCCTGAATTCATTTCAGAAGTCACTTTGCTAATTCAAGCTATTACAACACTAATTGGAGTTGTACTAACTGCTTATGCCAAAATCAAAAGTGGTAATTTTACACCACCTGCGCCACCCGCAACACTTTTACTTCTCATTTTATTTTCTTCTACTATGATACAAGAAACGCAAGCTGCATTAGTAGCTAAAATACAAAGTGAATTCCCTGCAGTTGAAGTCGATGCTATTCCTGACCAACCTGATCAGTATCAATTAACAGGTGGAAAGGCTGCTATTTTAGTTATGTATGACGGGATTGTGCCAGCCAAACCGATTGCTCAAACTGCAACTGTGCAACCTTCCGGAATGCGATATACGTTATTTGTAGTATCAAGAATGAATAAAATAGGTGGTTCAACTGCTCATTCCGCTTACACACTTTTAGATGGATTGCGAACATCGTTAAAAGGATTTACTCCTGATTCACTGCAGCAGCATGAATACCTAGAATATCTTGGCGAAGGCTTTTCGCATCAAAAAAATGGCGTATGGTTTTACGCTCAAACTTGGAACCTCAAAAAGCTATTTATATGATCGTTGAATTGCCAGTACCCCACCAAAACGGTGCCACACATATTCACATTGAATTAGTCAATTACAAGCAAGGTTATGCCGTTTTTGGCTATGGTGACGCTGTGGGAGAATTTGCAAATAGTCGTGGATCTAAAATTGTTCCAGGACTGATTTTGGACGCTAATACAGGCTCCCTAATTGCCCAAGCTGTTTCCGCTATAGAACCGGAAACAATCATCGAAGAATAAACACAAACCCCATTATTTAAACTATTATGCCAGTTTACGTTGCAGCTCACATCTCTAGTCTAGAATTCTCAATCAACAACGGAACCACTTACGTTGCTGTAAATTTATTTGACGCTTCTCAAGCCGAAATTAATACAAAACCAAAAAAACAGCCGGTTCAGGCTGGTAAATCGGTAACAGCTAAGAAAACAGTAGAGGTTAAAGCACTTTTATTTGATCACGATTCAACTGTAAAAGGTGTTTTAGCTACGGCTGAATCTGCTTTCACAGAAGTGAAATGGAAACTTACCTTAAAAACAGGTAATACTATTGTCACGAATCAAGCTCCAGTTGCGATTGAAGAAAACGTGAAACAATCGGATGGCTTACAAGGCTTTATGGTAACTAGTGAATATGAAGTTCCAGTTGGAACTGCAGCTACGACTAATATCTTAGCTTAAGAAAAAAAAACAACCCCAATAAAGCCGGAATGTCTTTGTTTAAACTGAGGCGTTCCGGCAATAGTTTTAAGAGTTTTTATTATGCCCGTTTATCGTTCCCATCACGTCCAAGCCATATCTTTTTATAGACCAGACACAGGCGAAACCGCCCAATTTAACTTAATTGAAGGTGCTACGTTTGAAGTTGTATCTAAGCCACTAATGCAAGTTATCCAGGCCGGAAAGAAAATTACTGTTCAGGAATTAGTTACCTTGAAAGTAACTGTGTTCGATTTTGCCTTTATTGATATGCTAACAACTTGGCAGGATAATTATATTCCTGTGCAAGCTGTAGCTGCAGGATCGCCGAATCTTCAGTGGTATGAGTCTGGTTATTTACGGATAACCTCTGAAATGAAAGCATCTGAAGGGTTGACTAAATTAACGCTTGAGCTTGAAGCTGTGCAAGTTCTTAATAATAAGAATATTCACATGAATGAGAATTTGCTGGCTTATAAATCATGGAGTGATTCTGATCTAGACGGCTTAGCTAATGCTTATGGCATAAGAATAGAGGGAGCCGCAGTTGCAACATCTACGTTTTCAGCTGGGATTCAAACGCTTAATGTAACAACAGCAGGCACAAATACTTCAATCAGAATCACTTTAATTTTCCCGATTTCAGGTGTTAGTTTGAAGATGTCATATTTTCGTGCTAATACTGAGGCTGCGCTGGAAAGACTTGATATGTTAGATTTTGCAGGAACATTAAGAGTATTTGGAGTTACGGCTGTGACAACGTCAACTGGAATTAAATCCGCACGAATCGTATCTGATTCATTATGTTATGGAATTTCATGTGATTTTGTAAGAATGTTTAGTGTCGCGAATAATAGACAGTTTTCTTATCCAGCCTTAACTACAAACGGCAGCCTAACGCCAGGCACGAAATTCATGAACTGGTAATGGTCACATTCGGACAATTCTTACGAACAATTAAAAGTGTGAATGAAAAAACATTCACACAATCCTTAAGTGAATTGCTTATTGCTAAAGTAATTACAGAGGAAGAGTTAACTCAATTAATAGAAGATTTAGCAACTATTTCCCAAACTGTTAAATCTGTTCGAGAGTCTCTAAGCTTACCAATTCCTGAACAGGATGATTTACCTATAATTTTAAAACTTACAGAACTCAACGCTACTGATTATAAGTCCTTGTGCGATATGGAATTTATAGACGCTTATGTGTATTTAAGCTACCGATCTATCACCATTGAACGTAGAAATTCGGAGGGCAATTAATGGCCGGTGGTGGTGGTTCTCCACAGATTCTCCCTTACGAATTTGTATTAGAAGGTTCCATAGTTGCTAGTCCATTG